AGTGACGCCTTTCATGATTGGGCTGGAGAGCAACCTAAGTGGGTACAAGATGCTATATACGAGAACAGTGATGATCCAAGATCTGTAGTTCGTGTTATTGATCTATATAAAGTAGATAATAATATGGACACTAAGTCTCGTAAGAAGTCTAGTAAAGAAGCCGCATCTGCTGTGGTCACTAAACGAACAACTAAACCTGAATCAAACGACTCAGCAGGACGATTCAGTGAATCTCAAGTTAATAGCATGTCTGTACATGAATATGAAAAGAACTCAGATGCTATTATGGAAGCTATGCGCACTGGTAAGTTTGTCTACGATATGACAGGCGGCGCACGGTAAATCAAAAATTGTTATTGACAACCTATATTTAGTAAGTATAACTATAGGTGTTATATGAGTATAGTACAAGCCTCTGAAAAGACTACCTTGTATTATACTCAACTCACTAAGCTAAAAACTAATAAGTTAAGACTTACCTGTTAGAATAGGCCCGTTGTTTTGTTGGTTGGCCGACTGACATAATATACGCACCCTAGAAAGACAGCCTCTTACTAAATGTTACAAGCTTAATTAAACCTAAGCCAAACATCTATGGAGGATTATATCATGGCTTTTACATCAGCAGCAGGTTACGGGAATTTGCCAAACGGCAATTTTAGCCCAGTAATCTATTCAAAAAAAGTACAGCTTGCTTTCCGCAAGAGTACAGTATGTGGTGACATCACCAACTCTGATTATTTTGGGGAGATTTCTGCCCAAGGTGATACAGTTAAAATTATCAAAGAGCCTGAAATTTCTGTAAGCTCATACGCTCGTGGGACACAGGTTTCAGCACAAGACTTAGACGATGAGGATTTCTCGTTAGTCGTTGATAAAGCTAACTATTTTGCCTTCAAGATGGATGACATCGAGGAAGCGCACTCCCATGTCAATTTCATGAGTCTTGCAACGGATCGTGCAGCTTATCGTCTTGCTGATCAGTATGACCAAGAAGTTCTTGGCTATCTGTCAGGCTATAAACAGTCTGCTTTGCATGCAAATGCTGGCGCTGTTAATGACCAAGTAAACGGCACCAAAGCTGTTACTACTGCTGGCTCAGATGAGTTGTTGACTTCAATGAAACTCCGTAAGGATTCATTTGGCAACATCACAACTGGTTCTGCTGGGGATCACTCAATCCCATTGGCAGCACGTTTGCCCGGCGCTACTGCTCTGCCGACTGCAACTGCTTCACCTGTAATGGTTGTAGCACGTATGGGTCGTTTGTTGGATCAACAGCAAGTTGATACTGCAGGGCGTTGGCTGGTTGTTGACCCGGTATTCATGGAGCTACTTCGTGACGAAGACAGCCGCTTCTTGAACGCCGATTTCGGTGACTCAGGCTCACTTCGCAATGGTCTAAACCTCAACAACTTCTTTGGTTTCCGCTTGTACGTATCAAGCAACTTGCCTTCAGTAGGCACTGGTGCTGGAACTACAGGTTCTGCAAACCAAAACGCCAACTATGGTGTTATTGTTGCTGGTCATGATTCTGCTGTAGCAACTGCTGAGCAGATCAACAAGACTGAAACTTACCGTGACCCTGACAGCTTCGCTGACATTGTTCGTGGTATGCACCTTTACGGTAGGAAGATTCTTCGCCCAGAAGCTCTTGTTACTGCTAAATATAACGCAGCTTAAGGGAGAATATAAAATGGCTTTACAATCCCCCGTCCGTATTGAGACTGCCGTGATTGCTCACGGTGATCTTACCACTAGTTCAACTCATGACATTGGTACAGTCCCAGACAATTGTGTGGTACTTGCTGCTGGCGCTGAGTGTACTGCTGCAGCTACCATTGGTGGTGCTAACGCAGTGAGCTTTGGTGTAACAGGTGGTGACGTTGATCTGCTAGGTACTGCAGATATTAACGGCGCTAAAACATTGGCTGCTACCACTACTACAGTGAATGGCATCACAAATGTTACTGTTGCTGACACTGTTATCACAGCTAAGCTGGCTGGCTCAAACGCACCTTCTGCAGGTTCGTTCAAGTTCTTTGTAATGTACATGCCTATGGGCGCTACAAAGGCAGCAGCAGAAGTAGATCGTGATACGCTTGCATAAATGAACTAACTTTAGGGGCTGCTTTCGAGTGGCCCCTTTAGGCTATCTTAGGGAAATATAATGGCTTACACTTATCTTGATCTTACAAACGAAGTACTAGCTAGGTTTAATGAAGTAGCTTTAACTTCATCTAACTTTGTCAACTCTCGTGGGTTTCAAACTCAGTGTAAGAACGCTGTAAACGATGCCATTAACTATATTAATACTCGTGAGTTTAGTTGGCCTTACAATCACGTTACGCAGACAGAGACACTTGTAGCGGGAACAACTAGATATACTATACCTACAAACGCTAAGCATGTAGATTATGATACATTTAGACTTGTAGATGATTCTTCTTTAGGAGTAGAAGGTAAATCTCTTACTATTATTGACTATAAAGATTACTTAAATAAGTTTATTAATCAAGAAGACAGATCAGATGTTGGAGGCGTACCCTCTCATATATTTAGAACACCAGATAATAACTTTGGTTTATATCCCTACCCAGATAAAGCATACTCTTTAAAGTTTGAATATTACATATACACTACTGCATTAAGTGCAGCAACAGATGTACCTACAATACCCGCACAGTATCGGCAAGTAATTGTGGATGGAGCTACCGCCTTTGGTTATCAGTATAGAGGAGAAGGTGGCGAATATCAGTTAAACTTTGCAAGGTTTGAGGACGGTATTAAAAGCATGCAAACTTTACTGTCCAACAGAGCCGACTACATTCGCTCTACAGTAATATACAAATCATCCGTAGGAAGTTCTTTAGTATAATGGCAGATGAAGCAGGTCTTAATCCTTTTATCTTTCCGTGCCAAGGTGGACTAGTCCTTAATAGGTCTACGTTTACTATGCAACCGGGACAGGCTTTTGAGTTACAAAACTTTGAGCCTGACATTAAAGGTGGGTATAGACGCATCAATGGGTATGCTAAATGGAATAGTAATATTGTTCCACAATCTGCTACTGACACTGAAAAAGTTCTTATGTCAGCTTTTCACAAAGATGAGATTATAGCTGCTAGAGGAACTAAAGTATATAGAGCAGCTAATGGTAGCAGTAATACTAATGGCGCTACTACTAACTCAGCCACAAGTATTACAGTAAACAGTACTGCAGGGTTTAGTGCTACTGGTACTATATTAATTGGTACTGAACAGATTACTTATACCAGTATTGACTCCGTTACCTTTATTGGTTGTACTCGTGGTGCCAATAGTACAAGCGCTGCAGCACATGCAGATGATGTAGTAGTCACTCAGTATTGGACAGAGATTGACACAGGACGTACAGGTGCAAAAAAGTATTCTCATTTTAGATATAATATAGACGGTAATCCTACTCTTGTTTTTGCTGATGGTGCTAATCGTGCATCCTTATATACTACAGGAAACTCCGTAACAGATATTAATACTACTAATGCTCCAGCAGACCCTCAGTTTGTAACGGGATTCAAGAATGCCTTATTCTTTGCTGGTATGACATCTAATCCTCAAGAGTTAATATTTAGTGCACCTTATGGTCCTACAGACTTTACACCTGCTAATGGTGCAGGGTCTATACGGGTAGATAGTCCTATTACAGGCATATTTCCTTTTCGTGATTCTTTATTTATTTTTTGTGAAGAACGTATTTTTAGACTTGATGGTAATACCATAGCCGACTTTCAACTGCAGCCTGTATCAAGAAACATTGGTTGCATGAATGGGTTTACTATACAAGAATTTGCAGGTGATATTGTATTCTTAGGTCGGGATGGTTTAAGGACGGTTGCAGGAACTGAACGTATTGGTGATGTTGAACTTGGTTCAATTAGTACGGCTGTTCATCAATTGTTTAATATCTATTCTGATATTTCTGAATTTGATTCAGTCATTGTTCCAGATAAAACCCAATACAGAATATTCTTTTGCGATACATCAGGTAATGACGCAAGGACTAAAGAACGCACTAAAGGTGTTATTTGCCATAGAACTGCAGAGGGTTATGAGTTTGCTGAAACTTTAGGTATTCAACCTTCTTGTACAGATCATATAAATGAAGACGGTGTTGTTTATGTGATACACGGCGGTTACGATGGCTATGTATATCAGCAAGAACAAGGTAATACTTTTGATGGTACTACTATTATTGGTAGATATAGATCACCAGACATTACTATGGGTGACGCAGGTATAAGAAAACAATTTCAACGTGCAGTAATTAACTATGCACCAGAAGGTTCTATAAACTCAGATTTATTTGTAAGGTACGATTACGAAGATCCTAACTCTGCAAGACCTGCAGCTTATCCTTTTGATTCAAGTAAGGTTGTAGCTTTGTATGGGACAGGTGAGTATGGAACAGTTACCTACGGGGGTCAGTCAAACCCATTGATTAGACAGCCGATAGAAGGCTCAGGTTTTGCGATAGCATTACGTGTTGTGGATAATGGTGTATCAGTACCTTATTCACTTAAAGGCTTTCAGTTAGAATTTAAAGCAGCCGCTAGGAGATAGAATATGGCAGGTTACGCACGTCAGAGTACGTATACAGACGGTGACATTATTCAGGCATCAGACTCTAATGATGAGTTTGATCAGCTTGTTGCTGCATTTAACGCACTTAGTGGACACAAACATGATGGCACTGCAGCAGAAGGTCCGATTATTGGCTTCTTAGGTGATCCCGGTGTAGGTACAGCCCTAAACAAAATTGAGGTAGATGCTGTTAATAGTAGAATTAAATTTTCTATTAATGTCTCTAGTGTATCTACAAACAAAATCTTTTTTCAATCAGAAGGTATTATCCCTGCAACGAACAATGATATTGATCTAGGCAGCAGTTCTCTAAAGTTTAAGGATGGTTTCTTTGCAGGTAATCTTGATGTAGCTGGTAACATTACCCTTGGTGGTAATATCACATTAGGTGATGCAGACACAGATGGCATTACGCTGAACTCTGAGATTGCTTCTCATGTAATTCCTGATGC